TCTATTATCCGTCCAAAAACCAAAAATCGTAAAATTGAAAAAAACAATATAAAAATATTTAGCAGTATATATATATAAAATGGCAACCGACCACTTTGAACCAATCCCCCAGGAGTACATAGACAACATTAAGAATCCCTATGATACCAGTAAAATGAAACAAGTAAGCCAAAAATTCAAAGAAGGCGTTGAAAACAATTTGAATATGACACTTGAAGAACTTGCAACGTGGCAGTATTGTGGTGGTAATGGAAACGGGCATACCCCCTATTTTGAAATGTTATTTGGAGAACGTCATATGCCGGAAGGAAAGTTTTGCGTATGCAACACTCCAATAGATATTCAATGTTATATAACCCCTGATAAAACAAATCCAAACGCACAATTGGTGGTAATAGGACAATGTTGTATAACGCGGTTTATTCCAAAGCATAATAGAGGTAAACGCTGTAAATTCTGTAATTCACCCCATAGAAATAATTTGGTTGATATGTGTTGCGAATGCATAAAAGCAGAAAAAAAAGCAGAGATAGAAGCTGATAAAGAAAAGAAACGAATCCAACAAAAAAAAGATGATATTCTATATAGAACTGGCTGTAAGAAATGCGTTGATGCAGTAATGAATGGATACAAAAGATGTTATACGTGCAATCAAGAAAAGAAGGAACCGAAAGAATGTTTAACTACGAATGAGTGTCAAAAATGCGTGGAAAAGAAAAAAAAAGGTTATGCGAGATGCTTTGGATGTAATGAAAAGAAGAAAAAAGCGTTTGGGTGTATGATTTGTTTTGGAACTGGTGAATCATATTGGAGCGATGGAGTATATGGAGAATGCATGGAATGTCAAATAATAAATTAAATTAACCATTATTAAGCCCCCTCTATGAACCGCTTAATTAAACAGCCAAAAGTAATATAAGTACGTTTACTTATATAACTAACAGGGTTTGACTGCTACATAAATTAGGAAACCAGTCATCGTAAGGAGCGAAGCGACCCCTATACTGTGTAGGATATTTTTACATCGCTGATATTCATTAACGTCTATAGCTGTAGGGGAAGGGATGGTTCGGTCCATGATAATGGGCTCCCTACATTCAATGTCATTGGGTGATTTAATGGTATCCATTGTATACCATTAAAGGATATTAAAAATGCCTAAAACGTTTCTTACGCTCCAGCATAATGCGATTTAGTCTTTGTAAGAAAATAATTTTATGCATATACAACAGCCAACGAAAAAATTAATCAGCAAAATAATAAAGCGACTGGGGCTTGGCCGGCTTGGTCTCAGGTAAAGAAACTTTAAACGAGGACGACTTCACATTCTGCTGTGTCTTGGTCTCGCGTCCCTTCTTAGCTGGCACCACGACTTCCTCCTCCTGCTCAGATTCAGACTCCTCGTAAATGATGGTCTTTCTCTTCGGCTTCTTCTTCTTCTTTACAATGACCACCTCCTCCTCGGATTCAGAGGCGGACTCGTAAACTATCTTCGGCTCCTTCTTAGGTTTCTCTGCAACTTTCGGCTCGGCAACTGCTTTGACCGCTTTGACTTTCTTAGGCGGAGCCACCACCTCCTCCTCGGATTCGGACTCAGACTCGGCAATGGGCGGTGCATTGTTTAGCTTGTCTTTGAGTGCTTTGAGTTTCAGTTTTTTCTCCTCCAATGCTGACAGCATTTTCTTAGTGGATTCCTGCTGTGCTTCGGTGCGTGGTTTTTTCTGCTTTGGCTTGGTAAGGGATTCATCATCTTTAGCGGATTCCATTATACCATAGTGTCAGAAAAAAAACGGCTAAATTAATTAAACAACTTATTTTGTCCCCTATTAGTATAATGCAGATTAGCGAAATCAAAAATGTAGCCATAAAGGACACGAAGCCTGTGAAGGAAAAGATGGACAAATACATACCCGATATTGTAGAGGGAGTTTCGCGTAGAAACGGAATGATTTATTTGCTGGTTGGTTCGGGTGGCTCGGGGAAGACGTCGTTGCTGTTAAATCAATTCCGGCGTGGCGGAGCTTACCATAAGAAGTTTCATCATTTGTATTTATTCACGCCGGCGATTAGTTTCGCGTCGGTCAAAGACCACCCCTTTGAAAAGCACGATAAGGTGCAACATGAGCTGACGAGAAACACGTTGGAGGATTTGTATGAGGAACTGAAAGACCGCAAAGAGGAACACGACGACGAGGACGAGATGGAATACAACTGTGTCGTCATTGATGATATGGCCTCTACACTGAAGGAGAAGGACGTGCAGAAATTGCTGAACACAATGCTAATTAAAGCCCGTCATTTGAACACGTGTTTCATATTCACACTGCAGTCATACCTGTATATGCCGAAGATGCTCAGGAAGCAGACGACTTATGCGACCATTTTCAAACCGAAGAATCGCGAAGAATGGAATAGCATCAACAGCGAGTTGCTCCAGATGAAAGAAGATGACGCGAAGAAATTATACGATTACGTATTTGAGAAGGAGTATAGCCATATGGACATAGATACGATAGAGAACCATTTGTATCGCAATTTCAATCTACTGGAAATAAAGAAGAACGGCGAGAGCATTTAGAACAATTTCTCCTGTGAATATAAATGGAGCACATAGAGTCTTTACAAATTTATATTAATAGCCGATATGCGACGGAAACCGTTGGTGGCAATATTGCGAACTCAATCTACTACTTGCCCGTGATAGAGATTCCGGATGGGCATCACATCTACCTCTCACTGCAGAACGCATCCATCCCGTACAGTTTCTACAGTATAACCAACTTTGATAACACCTTCAGTTGGGGGGTAGTTAGCGGGACGGTAAACACGTACTTTATCCAGCCGGGAAACTACAATATAACCCAGCTGATAGATGTTTTGAAAACGGTAATGGGTGTCAGTTATACAATCACGTACAACAGCATAACCAGTAAGATTCTCATAACCCACGCTACGAGCAATTTTACAATATATGCGGGGACAATAAACCACGTGCTTGGATTCTCTAAAACGTCAAATACAACGTCAACTGGGAATATCCTGTATGGGCGAGACTGTGTTAACCTTAACCAGATTAGGGCGCTCAATATTGAAATCAATTTCCCTACATACAATGTAAATGTGGCGCAGGCGTTTAATCAAAACATATTAGCAACGATTCCGGTGTATGTGGCGCCATTTAGCATAATCACATATCAGAACCCGAATAACTTTAGAACAAATTTGTACGTCAACAAATTGGACCAGATACAGATTCGCATTTTAGACAATGAGACTCGGTTGGTAGATATGAACGGCGTCAACTATCAGATGACCCTGCAATTGGATTGTGTCAAATTTATATAAACCGCCAAATGTTTTCTCCGGCCATTCTATAATGATTGGCCATAAGCAACCTTTAGGTAAATCTATGCTCGGACATAAGATGCCCCTTGGAAAGTCCCAGATAGGCTCAAAGGTCCCTCTTTTAGACAGACCTAAAATGAAACAAGTGGAAGAAGCCCTTGTACGAAAAATTTCCGGAGGTCTTGAGAGAAATGTTCTTAAGAGATAAATCCGTATGTGAAAACATTTAGACAATTTTAAATGTTTTTTCCAAATTATTTCCTGGGCATTGTATATATACAAGATGATTCCCGCGAACCTCAAATACCAGTCCAAAGTTGAGTCTGCCCCTGCCCGTAGATACCTCACCCAAATCCAGCCCCAGGGTGGAACGGGTCTATACAACCCCGGTGATACTATTACCATTAACATTCCCACCCGTGCCAACACTGCCCTCGTCCCCTCTGAGTCCTACTTGAGAGGTCAGTTTAACTTGATTCTTTCCAGCGCTGCTACCAGTTCCTGCTTAGAGTCGTGCGGATGGCACCAATTTATCCAGAGAATCCGTGTGTTCCACGGCTCCAACTTGTTAGAGGATATTGATAACTATGGCCAGATGGCTAAGATTCTGTATGATTACCAGGCCCCTGAGGATGCTGTCAAGGGTCGCTTTGCCATTACCAGTGGAACCAACGAGGATTACTCCGGTGTTGGAACTGGTGCCGCCGCATTGCAAAATGTCCGCTCGGTCAACAGAGGCCGTGCCACCGGTGCCCTTGGTGCCACCACCACCTCTTTCCAATTTGCCATCAACTTGGTTTCTATGGTTGGTGCTTTGGCCGGTTCTGCCTATTTGCCCCTGTGGGAGATGACCGCTGCACCCCTCCGTGTAGAGTTGGTATTGCAGTCGTCCCTTATCCGCTCAATGATGGTTGAAGGCGGTGCAGGTCTTAACTTCACTGCCAGTGGAATTAACTATTGCGGTGAGTTTTTGGAGTTGCCCGATAGTGCCATCTCTGCCATTAAATCCGCTTCTTCCAGCCCGATGCAGATGGTCCTCCCCTCGTACAGGTCATACACCAACTCCGCTGCCATCA